CACGATGTCACAATCGTCATTGCCGAGGTTGATGGGTGTTGATTCGATGATGTTCATTGGGTTGGGTTTAGAGGGTTAAAGATGCGCGTTGACAAGTCGCGCCCCTTGGTGGTTGGTTTAGGGTTTGGATATAAAACGTTTTGCTAATTTTATTGGGTAGTGCTTTTCGCCCTGTTCATTACCACTAACAAAATTGATTACTACATCTCTTTTGTCAGTGAATCGCACTACTACGCCAGCAAGAATTTCTGGTGCATCTGACCAGTAAAGTTTACTGCCGATGTGCAAATTGTGTTCGATTGTTTTCATTTGGTTTGGGGTTTAGAGGGTTAGTTGCTACCGTTTTGGTATGCACCAAAGTTAGGTATATATATATATATGTTCCAAATGTTTTTTTATTTTTTTTTCTGCGTTTCCAGCGTCCTAACGCACATTCCAAAAAAAAGTTTAGAAATGACCCCTTCGCGAAGCCTTGATTACAGGCGCATCAAGCGAAAAGCCAAGATGGACAGCACCAATCCCAGTGCCACTCCGAACCACACAAACACCATCCGATTCTTGCGCTTTGCTGGTGCTACTTCCACGACGCGCTCAATCGTCACCGTGTCGCGCTCTACGATGCGTTGTAAGACCGTATCTCTGCGAAGTTGTATGCGAATACCACCGCGATAATTTGATGCGCTTAGAATGCTTGTTTTGGTGCTGTCGGTGAATCTGAACTGACGAAGGATGCCCGCAGAATCGCAGGGGTTGTCGATGTACAGCTCCGTGAACCTCGGCACCTCAATCAATACGCTGTCCTTCTGCACCACTGTTGTCGTGCGAACCTCCGCCGCTTTGCGGCAACATCCCACGATCAGGATGCTAAATATGACTATACTCGGCTTTGGCATCGAATGAAGGGCAAGCCTTATTTACGCGTGGGAAGTCGCGGTGGCCTTGAATCTTGGCGTTGGGGTACTTGGCACGCCACGCGTGCAGGACTTGACTGAGCGCGTCCTTTTGGCCTTGCGTCCGATTGTCCAGCGGATTGCCACGCGAATCAATGCCGCCAATATAGCTGACGTGTAGGCTAACGCTATTAAAGCCAGCCACCCCGTTGCAAACCGCATCATCCTGCGCCAAAGTGATAACCTCGCCATTTGCTTTTACAATTTTGTGGTAACCATTCGCCAACCAGCCAAGGCGTTCACGCCAGTAGCGTTGAATGCTTTCCACCGTTGTCGCTTGTGGCGTGGCTGTGCAATGCACGACTAAGTACTTTATTGTCCGCATCAGGTCGTGTGGAATTTAGCGTCTATTATTCGGGTGTCTTTCATTTTGTCGTTCACCTTAATAATTATTCGCTCGACGTTTAAGGTCATCCAATATCCGCCCAGTGGCTTGACTGCTCTGCCACGCTCGACGTGGAAGCCGCCTTCACCTGCGCCAAACTCCTCTTTATAGGTGCTTGTCCGCAGTTGATGCACCCTGCGATGCGATATCATCTTGCGCGTTCTGTTGTAATGGTGAACCATGTTAATGTGGTGGTACAGCTCGTGAACGTGACCTTGCCACGTTAGGTCGTAGCCCTCTGTGTTGGCCATTGTGCGCTGGTCTTGAATGACGCCCTTTGTCACTGGGCCACCTCCGCCTGATCCGTGAAAGTAGTGGATGATAAATGCCGTGTTCCGAAAATGTTCATCTCCGTCAGTACTCGTGTCCATGTTGATTTGAATAGTGCCACCATATCCGCCAATCTGCACGTTAGTGCCGTGCTTGTAATTAAATATGGCTTGGAACTGCCGAAGCGCATCGAACTCCGTGTGTCGCAGTACGCTCGTTTCGTGGTTGCCATAACCAATCAAAGCAAGGTGCTGGGCGTAAGGTGCGAACCATTCTACCGCATCTTCGACCACTGCTTGCAGGTAGTTGCCTTTGTTGTGTTCAGGTCGAATCTCATCCTTGCTGCGTCTTGGATCTCCCTTTCCCTGCATTAAGCAGAAGAAGTCGCCATTGACGATGATGGGTGCGTTACGCTCAACCGCTTGATCCAAGTGCTTTTTCAGCAGTGCGCGGTCGCACTTCGGGTTGTCCCAGTGAAGGTCGCTTATCAGCAGAAATTCAGCGGTCTTGCCATCGACTTCAATCAGGTGTATGTTCGGCTGAATCTGCTTGACTTGGTGTAGCATTTAGGGTCTTTAATATTTTGGCCTCCAACACCTCGGCAATCTTCACTCCACTGAATCCCACCAAGAACGCCAAGCCGTACTGGATGTTGGGCGCGTTGATGTTCAGAAAGCCAATCAGCACAGGCGCGAGGTAGGTGGCGCATAGCGAGCCGCTGAACACGCTGACCAACTGCATCTTCCAATTGCGTTGCTTGGGTAGAAGCAGAAGCGAACCGAGGAAGCCTGCAATGGTTAGGCCGATGTTGATGCCGATGGAGTTAAGAAATTCTTTCATTGTATTCTTTTGTGTATTGTTCATCCCAGCCAAGGAAGGTGTGTACGCCCACGGGTGGCGGCCACGTTTCAAACTGCTCCCAATCAGGTGCGGGTTGGTCATCCCACAGCAGGTCAACGCAGTAGGTGTTGTCAATTTCACCCAACTCCACGCAGGTGGCATCGGGTTGGGATAGTTGGTAGAAAGCCTCATACTCGGCTTGTGTTGGGAAGCGATATTTTCGGAAGGTAGCCATTACGTTAGTCGGGTGAGTGATGCAAGTTGGTCATTTGATAGCCTTGTGGTGTAGATGGCGGCGGCGCGGATGCGGTTGTTAAATTGGTTCAAATCAGATACGTCTGCACCAATAGTAACTTTGCTGAAATTCAATGGCACATTTCTTGATGTCACCGACGGCGTGTACGTCGTTCCATTCATAGCCACCACATAATCGTTTTGCTTGTATGCAAGTGCGATTTTGTATGTTCCCGCAGGTATCGTTGCAGGGAACGATGGGTGTGTAGAGTTGCTTATTGAAAACCCTACGCTTGCCCCAGAAACTACGATGACAAAATCCACACCATTATTTGCAACATTGAATCTGCATTGAATCCGATTATTAGTCGTTCCGTCACTCACGGATGCAAATCGCCCATCGCCCAAAATTCTCACATCCACCTCCGCATAAATCGTACCTTCAGTCTGCCCGATATACCCCGATACCCCCGACACGGAGCAAACATCCGCGGCGCGGGTTGCCGAGCCTGTTGTCGTTGGGATGTACGAAGTAGGGAATGCGCCTGTTTCGACCTGTGCGCCCCAAGTGTATGCGGTTAGGTTAAGTGCGCCTGATGCGGGCCAAGTAATGTCGTTATTTCCTTCGGCTAATGTAAATAATACTGTGCCAGCAAGGTCACCCGATGCAATCGTATATGGTGCTGAAATCAATCGATACCATCCGTTGCCGTAATCTTGAATGCTTGCACCTGCTGTTAATGCCGTGCCGCTGGCAAGGCTGAAATAGGAAAAAGCCGTACCACTTCCCCCTGTATATAAGGCAAATTGTAATGCGCAAAAATTCAAAGGATTAGTTGCGCCTGCCTTTACAAATAAACTAAACGTATACTGTCCTGACGCAGTTACTGTCGGCCCCGTGCCACTATAATAAGCATACTGACTCGCACCAGATGCCGCACCACCAACGTACTTGGTTATGCTTCCGCTTGTTCCATCAGGCGCAAGAAAATCCGTGCTTCCTGTTGTTATCGTCATACCCCCCGACGCAGTTGGCGTGTCCTGACCTGTCATAAATTGCACATTCCGTGCAAAATTCGTCCCCGCAGGCTCAATCAAAGCAGCAGGACAGCCGCCGCCAATCGGGTAGTCCAAGCGAAGTACGCCCGAAGCCACCGATTCAATCAAGCCACTCGCATTCACCCGCGTGGCGGTGGTCGCTCTCGTGAAGGTGAAGTCAGGCGGTGCGCCATCTCTCGCCACCCCAAGCATATCAACGGTAACAAAGCCACTAACCGTGCGGATGACAGGCGTAGCAACACTACCCTTCTCCAACTGCGGTGAAGCAATCCGAATCGTGTAGTTCAACACCTGACCGCTTGCTATGGCGTGTCCATAACGCGTTCTAATTCTATCAGCACCGCCTGTGCCTGCAATTGGTCGTGTGACGCTATACCTTGTAAGATTTGATGTAATCGCCGATAAATCTAATGAAGTACCAGACACAAATGTTGTTCCTGAAACTTCTTGAATTTGATAGTTAGGACTAACTCCCGAAACCGAACCTGACAATAAAGACATATAGAAACTGGCCGTGTAGGTCATCCCTGCGGCAAATAACAAATTGCCGCTGACAGTTGAAGTCACAGGTTCAGGCCGCAAATTAAAATTACCCGAAGTCAATGCCGTGCCGCTTACCGTTACGTCAATGTAGTCCACCAACGTGCCATCAGCCGCAGTCGTCTGACCGCTCGCTGAATAGCCAATAGTAATCCCCAAAGGTGGCGCGACAACACTCCAAGTTGTAGGTGCTACCGAACCAGTCGCACCTGTCATCGTGTTGTTTTGAATGAAGTTGGTGCGGGTGTCAGGAAGTTGGTTTAGAACAACGCCATTGCGCGTCAGTTGCGGCACAACCAAAATGGAAGGCTGAACAACCGTGCGCTGTTGCACTTCCAATGCACGCGCATCCAAGCAACTGCCCGCCGCTTCCTTTGTCGCGCCATCAGCAGTCGCGCGGTTGGTAGCGTCAGCAGTGTTCTGCGCCAGCACTCCCGTGCGCCTCAATGCCTCGAAAGGCAAAGCATATCCGTGCGCTAATGCCATCAGCTATATGCAAATACGTTGCCGCCTGATACCGTGACCGCGGCTAATTTCAAGCCGTTACGCGCCCTGACAATCATCCCTGTCATCACTGTAATGCCTGATAATCCCAAGTACGTCAGCGCGTTGTTGCCTTCGCTATCTGTCAGCGTGGTGAAACTCGTGGATGCGTTCACCACAAGAAATTCAAACGCCTGACCTGTCACCGCGCCTGTCACTACGGTGATGCCACCATAACCACCCAGCATCGCGTCTAATTGTTGCCCAATATTCATATCGCTATTTTTAGTTAAATACCACTCAAGTAGGAACTTCGCAAGAATTGTGCGGATATTCAAAGTCGAAATTTGCAATCGCCTGCCATCCAGCAACCTTGTCATCCCTCGCCTCCACAAACCGCGTTGCACTAACCGCATCCTGTAAGGTGTAATCCTTCGCAGGGTCGTTCGTGAATTTGCTGATAAAGTCGCGCATAATGTACAGCGTGTCGTTCAGCACCTCGTCTTCATTGTCCGTCCACCGCGCCACTACGCTACCAGTCACCACTGTTGATAGGTTGCGGCTATCCTCAACCCTGTCCATTATTAGCACGCTAACGCCAAGCGTCAGCGCACCAACATTCGCGGTCATAGATTGCAGGTCAGCAAATAGCAAAGGGTAAACAACCCTATCCCTGTCGGTTGTCCGTAGGTTTATCGTGTTGTCCGTTCCTATCGCCAGCGGGTCGCCGAATCCCACGCTGTTGATTTGTGGATGTGCCGCCGCAAAGGTCAGCAGGTCGTTCTTTAATCGAACCCAACTCATAGTACTGCTTTAATTTGTTAATGTTCTTCGCGTGTGCCATTAAAATGGGTAAAAGCGTTTTTCAGGATAATCCAATGGGTCACGAAAGCGGCCACGCCTTCCCAATGCCATCCCTGTTTCGTAACTACTGCCATTCGGGTAAATCGTGTCGATAGCCGTTGGTGGGTTGTCAAATAGCGGATAACTGGCGTGGTTCTCTTGCAAGTAGCGGGTAATGCGCTCCGTGTACCACTCCGCATCATTCTTTACCTTGTCCATCAACTTAAACACTTCATCCACGCTCATCGGGTTGCTTTCGGTGCTGGTGCGCCTGTCCATACCTTTGTTCATATACTTAAACGACAGCACCATCGGAAGTTCAAAGTACATCCATTGAATGATTGCAGGTTGGATGTAATCTTCAAGCAGTGTAATGTTCAGCGCGCTCACCGAAGCGCTGACCACCTGACCCTGCACCTGTTGGTACAATGCCGAACCAAGCGCGGGTTGAATGTGCATATCCTGAACCTTGACCAACGTGGGCCTGATTTGGGTGTACGCTACGTTTTCGTTTATGACGCTGTTTTCCAGCAGGTATTCCTCCGATACAAATAAGGCGATGCTCATACTACACGTTTAACTGTTGTTCCTTTTTTTACGACTAACTGCTGAACCCACATATGTCTGCAACTTGGCCTGTGGTTGCCATTTGGAAGGGTAAACCAACCGCCTCTGCGCTCCCAAACATTCCACCCAACCAACTGCCCGATGTCGTTTATATCTGAACGCGTATACAACTTGGTCGCACTCAAATCCAGCATCGTCTGACAAAACTTGCGGCTTTTGTCGTATCCATCCGCTTTGCTTAATCCTGCATATTCAGGCCGCCAATCGTAGCGATAGCGCACCTCTACCACTTCCTCCTCCACTGGCGTTTCTTTCGTTGCCGTGTCAATATCTCGCTTAATCGGGAAGCGGTTTTTTTCAAGCAAATAAGCAATCCGCTTTCTCACTTTCGCAGGGCTGACCTTCAACGCCTCGGCTATTTCTTTGACCGTTGCCAGCCTGTTCTTCTTCCTGTACGCCATTATCCGCTTGTCCAACTTCTCCTCCTCCTCATCCACCGCAAACGTTTCAGGGTCACCTTCCAATGCCAACTCCCAACTGTCCACCACGTCAAAGCCTTCCGCGTCATCGCCGTACTGCGACCCAACTGCCGCCAACATCCGCATCTCTGCATCTTCACCCTGTGCGCTGAACTCGGCCTGTCCATCGGTCAAAAAGTCGTTAATCTGCTCGGCGGTCAAGCCAAAGCCACTGCCCAGCATCGTGCGGGCCTGCGCCTCGCTAATCTTGCCCGACTGGAAGTTGCGCACTATTCGCATCAGGTGCTGAAACTGCCGGCCGGTCATCGTGCGTAGTGCCTCATTGACCGGCTCGCTCGCCAATGCCTCCACCGCCGGTGCGTCCCCGGGTTGCGTGGCTTCTTCTTCAATAGGTTCAAGTCCTGCCTTCTCGCGCAGTTCATTCCGCGTCATTATCTGGGTCAGCACCTGTTCGCTCAACTGCTCCGTGACTGGGTCGGTAGGGCATAGGTACAAGCCTTCGATGTCATTGAAGCCAGCGATGTAGTTAATCATCCTTTCTACAATCATCACCCGCGCGTTGATGTAGGTGTTTTTAAACAACTCGTAAGCCTCAATCAATTCCTTCCTTCCACCCAACTGCCCTTCGGTTTTAACGCCGAACAGCATCGGGTTGGTGACGTTATGCGCCACAAATATTTCCTCTTGGATTTGCTTGTTCAGCAGGTCAAACTGCTTGTCTAAATCGCTCGGCGTTAGCGACTGGATGCTCGGTGCGCTTTCCTTTCCGCTACTAAACGTCAGCACGAATCTACCTGCGTTCCCTGCCCCGCTGAACTTGCGGCGCATCATCCGTTCAATCTCATCCTTTTCTTCTTCGGTCGGGATGCCATCAGCGAAGTTTATCAACTGCCCACCCCAGAACTGATTGCGGATGTTGTTGATGTGAAACCGCGCTATCTCTGCGTCGCACTCAATGTACGCGAGCGCACCTTGATAGTTTGGCAGTGGGTAGTGTTTAACTCCTGCCGAGTAGTGGCGGTAGTAAAACATCTGCTTGCCAACGCGATTCTTCTCGTCAAACTTTGGCATCTTCTCCACCTCGTTGCCTTTCGGGAACTGCTGAATCATACGCGCATCGTACCAATCGGCGATTAGGAACATCTCATCATCCAAACTCACCCGCACTTTTTGGAATGGCACGTGTTCAACGAAGGCGATGCCGCCGCCCCTGTTCCACGTCACAGCCAACGCGAAGCCGTTAAACAACTCCAAATCCAGCACCAGCTTCTCGGTCAGGTCATTCAAATCATCATCAACATTTGGGTCGCGGATAAACTCCTCCGCCCTTGCTTGCTGTTCCACCGTGCCTTTATCGCTCGCCTTCCATCCCTTGCCTACGATATAGTGAACCTTGCCGTTGACGATGGCGCAGTGCTTCGCGCTTTTGTGGTAGTTGTCAAGCAGGTAGTAAGGATATTCATTGCGTTCACCGAACAGCACCATATTTGCCTGCTTATTTTCCAGCATTACAGGCAACTGGTAGTCGGTAGTCGGGATGAAGCTAAATGCGAATTTAGAAGCTGACATAGGTGTTATTATTCGTTGGTGCAACGTAGGTTTCGGTTGCGGGTTCAATATACGCCAATCCTGTTTCGACCACTCTTGGCGTTCCCATCAGAAATCGGCGCATTGCTCGCGTGTGGCGGTTGGTTTGCGACTTGTTGTGGGCATTGGTGTTGCCGTTATTGAAATCAATCGTGTAGGCTTGCGTGGCACTTTCCTGCGTTGACGACCAATAGGTGTGATTTGCGAAGTTGCCCAAGC